GCGCTGGCCTCAGTCGATGTGATGGCTTACGCGCTCATCACCGAGCCAGCCACTGCTGAGTCACGCGACACCCCCGCCCTGACGCTGCAACGCGAGATGGTGCGCAACCTCAAGGCCGCGTTTGGCCTGGGCGATCAGGTCTACAAGGACGGCGGCGGCACGCATTACGGGTATGTCTGCCAGCCGATGGATGGATCTACGCTGAGTCTCTTTCAAGATGTGACCGAGCAGCGGCAATTCCAGCGTGCCCGCAAGCTGCAGGGAGGGCTCAAGAGCCTGATCCGGGCGGTGCCGTGGTATGAGCAGAACGACGACCACGACTACGACCCGGACAACGCCTGCCCGGCATCGCTGGACTACGCAAAGCGGGTGTTCGGTGGCTCCACAACGGACTCCGACCGGATCGCCTGGGCGACGGCAACGCAGACCGCGCTGGACGACTGGCAGCTCGGCCAACCCACGCGCCGTGGCAGCAGCAACTACTTCAAGGTGCGGCTGGGCAACATCGAGTTCTTCGTGACCGACCTCATCAGCCAGCGCGACGACTACAGCGCTACGCCCAGCAGCAGCAAGCGCCTGATGAGTGCGGCGCAGGAAGAGCAGTTTCTGGCCGACATCGCGGCCAGCACTGCTACGTTCAAGTGCTGGCTGTCCACCAAGCAGTTCATCAGCAGCATCGGCCGCAATGGCGATGGTTGGTACAACCTGGACGGCGGCACCAGCGAGGGCTACGAGCACCAGCTCGGGCGCATCCTCGCTGACCCGCGCATCCCGCGTGGCGGCTTCTTCAGCGTCACTGGCGACGAGCACATCCGTTCGGATATGTTCATCCCAGCCGACCGCTTTGCCGCTGGCGGGGTTGCGGTCAGCCAGATCAGCGCCGGCCCGGCCACCATTGAGCCGATCACCGATCCCAACGATGGATTGACGTACCGCGCCGGGGTGGTCAGCAAGGCCCGCGACACCTCGGGGCTCGGCAACCGCGACGAGAACAACTACGTGTGCCTGCGCGTGCTGGCCGACAGGGTGGAGCGGTATCGCTTCGGCAGTCGCAACGGCCTGGTTTACGAGGGCTGCATCAGCACGGCCGACAACGCCGTGCGCCGATAAACCCATCCCCTGCCGGTGCCCATCGTGAAGACCTCGCCGACCCCACCACTGCAAGACCGCGTGGAAGCCGTCCTGCAGCGTGCGGCGCAGACCGACCAAGTGCTGCGCCTGGCCTTGTCGCGCAGATCGCCGATGCCTGTCCGCTGCGAGATTTGCGAGTGGCGCGGCAAGCGCCTGACCCCGCGAAGCGCGCCGTGCCCGGCCTGCGGATCGCGCGTCGAGTTCGCCTGACCAACCCCGAAGGACCACCATGCCCGAACGCACCAACCTCTACGCCTTCACCGAGCCGACGCCCACCGATGGCTACCCAGGCTATGTCTCGCTGAACCGCGAGCCTGACGACTCGGTGACGCTGACCGTGCGCAGTCCCGGCCACGGCGGCACCCGGGCGGGCACGATCACGCTGCCCGAGGACGTGGCCGCCGCGCTGGCCGCCGCGCTCACGCTGGGCGGTGTGGAGATGGTCGCAGGCGGCCTGGACCCGGACGTGCTGGTGGCCCGCTTCCTGACCTGGCCGGTGCCGGCCGAGGTCTACCCGGACGGCACGCCCGGCCAGCCCGGCCGCACCGGCACCAACCTGCTGTCGGCGCCGCAGGCTGCGGCGATGCTGCGGCACGTCCTGGGCGCCTGATCCCAGCCCCCATAGGTGCACATTGGAATGATCCTCCTGACCGCCCCAATCGCTGAGCCGGTGACGCTCGACGAAGCCAAGCTGGCCGCCAGGATCGCTGAGTCGACAGACTTCGACGCGCTGATCCCGGGCCTGATCATGGCCGCGCGTCAGATCGTCGAGCAGGAGACCGGCCTGCAGCTCATGGCGCAGACCTGGCGCATCGAATTGATCGACTGGCCTGCCGCCGCTGACGTGCTGCCCGTGCACCAGGCGACCGCTGCGGCGGTGGCCTACTGGAACGGCACGGCCTGGGCATCGCTGGACGGCGCTGCGTTCGTGTTCGGGGCCAGCGGCACCGGCACGGCCATTGCGCCGGCCACGGGGCTGGCATGGCCGACCCTGGGCGAGCGGCCGGTGGGGCCCCGCGTGCGAATCGACCTGACGGCCGGCGCTGCATCGGCGGTGCAGGTGCCTGAGTGCGTGAAGCTCTACATCAAGGCCCTGGTGGCCTGGTGGATCGACAACCCCAGCGCCGCGGCGCCCGGCAACGTGCAGCCGGCGCCCTACCTGCGCAGCCTGCTGGACCCGGTGCGAATCTGGGCCTGACCATGCACGCCGGCAACCTCAAGCACTTGGTGGACATCCAGCACCAGGTGACGACGCAAGACGCGCTCGGCCAGGTCGTGGGCGCTTGGGCCACGCTGTGCAGCGTGTGGTCCGACATCCGCCTGCCATCAGGCCTTGAGCAGCTGCGCGGCGATGCGTTCGTCAGTCGCACGCGCGCCAGCATCCGCATCCGCAAGCGCGACGACATCACCGCCGCCATGCGCGTGGTGCACGGCTCGACGGTGTACGAGATCAAGGCCGCGCTGCCAGACCTGCAAACCCGCGCCTACCTCGATCTGGTCTGCGAGGCTGTGACGTGAGCACCTTCGGCTTCACGCTTGACCTGCGGGCCCTGCAGGCCACTCTGGACGCCACCGGCCAGCAGATCGCCGAAGCGGCGCGCCCTGCCGCCCAGGCCGGTGCCCAGGTGCTGTATGACGAGGTGAAGCGCAACGTCAGCCGCATCAAGCGCAAGACCGGCAACCTGGCCGCCAGCATCTACCAGGTCTACAGCAAAGACCAAAGCCGGCCAAACGGCTTGCAGACCTACCACATCGGCTGGAACAACAAGAAGGCGCCGCACGGACACCTGGTTGAGTTCGGCCACTTTCAGCGCTACGAGATCACGTTCGACCCCAAGACCAAGCGCTTCACCACGCACAAGGATCGGCCGCTGGCCACACCGCGCCAGCTGGCCGCCCGCCCGTTCATCCGGCCGGCTGCCGCCAAGCTGCCAGACGCACAGCAGGCCATGGCCGACCGCTTCCTGGCCGAGCTGGCCGCCCGAGGCATCACCAAGTGACTGTCGAAGCCGACATCACCACCGCGCTGCGCACCGTGTGCCCGCGGGTGTCGCCTGACGCGGCGCCCTACGGCACCGTGCGCCCCTACATCACATGGCAGTTCATCGGCGGGCGGCCCATGCGCTACATGGAATCCACGCCGGCCGACAAGCGCCACACGCTGCTGCAGGTGAACGTGTGGAGCAACACCCGCGCCGAAGCGCTGGCGCTGATCCGCCAGGTCGAGGCCGCGCTGTGCGATGCAGCCGCGCCCTTCACCGCCACCCCAGAAGCCGAGCCGCTGAGCGACCTGGCCGACGACATCGAGCCGGCGCTCTACGGCAGCCTGCAGGACTTCAGCATCTACAGCACGCGCTGAAACCACGGACGCGCAGGCGTCTGCATAGCTTTCAACCAGGCCGCCCGGGCAACCGTGGCGGCCTTTTTCATGGCCCGTTCACGGGCTTTCAACTCAGGAGCCCACCATGGCACAAGTACCAACCGGAACCACGTTCTTCATCGCTTCGGCCTTTGGGTCGGCCATCAACACCACCGCCGTCAGCAACTCGGCGCCTGGCGGCGAAGCTGTCGTCACGACGGCCAGCGCACATAGCTACTCCAACGGCGACATCGTGGAGATCACCAGCGGCTGGGGCCGGCTGAACAAGCGCGCGTTCCGCATCAAGGCTGCCAGCGGAAGCACGCTGACGCTGGAAGGAATGGACACCAGCAGCACGACCTACTTTCCGCCCGGCAGCGGGATCGGCTCAGTGCGCAAGGCGACCACCTTCACGCAGATCGCCAACGTGCTGTCGGCGCAGTCGCAAGGCGGCGACCCCAAAACGGTCAGCTACAAGTACATCGAATCCGATGTGGACTTCTCTCTGAACGACGGCTTCAACGCCACCAGCTACACGCTGGAGATCGACGCCGACAGCATCGGCACCGCCGGCTACACCAACATGAAGTCGCTGACCGACGTGCAGACCGACACCATCCTGCAGATGGTGACCCGCAACGGCGCCAAGATCTACCAGCCCTGCACCGTGGCCCTGAACGAGGCCGTTCAGCTGCAGGACGGCCAGATCAACCGCGTGCGCGCCCAGTTCAACGGCAACAACCGCTTGGTGCGATACGCCAGCTGATCCCCGGGCCTGACGGCCCGACCCCAGCACCGACCCGGCGCGTGTCTCTCCTTTCGCGGGGAGAGCGCGCGTCGGGCACGGGCACACCACCACTCCCCGCGAAGGACATCACATGGCCAAGATCACCCTGGGCAAGCGCCCGCAGTTCATCGAAGCAACCATCACCGCCACGCTGCCTGATGGCACTGTGGGCAGCATCAAGGCCCGGTACAAGTACCGCACCCGCACCGAGTTCGGGCAGATGATCGACCAGCGCATGGCCGAGGCGCGCACCGAGGCGCCGGCCGAGCCGGCCGACTTCAGCGTGGCCAACATGCAGCGCCAGGCGCGTGACGCCAATGCTGCGTATCTGCTGGACATCCTGGACGGCTGGGATCTGGACAATGACCTGGACATCGACACCGCCACGCAGCTGTGTGATGAGGCGCCCGGCATGGCCCAGGCCCTGATCGACGGTTACCGCATGGCCGTCACTGAAGGCCGGCTGGGAAACTGAAAGCGGCGGCGGCAGCGCTGTTCAAGCGCATGCCGTCGCCGGAAGAGATGACCGCCAGCGGGTTCTGCGCCGATGACTTTGAAGCCGACCCGGTTGAACTGTGGCCCGAGAACGCCCGCGCATGGCAGGTGTTCGCCGATATGAGCGGCCAGTGGCGCCAGGCTTTCAACGGCCCCACCGCGCTGGACTACACCCCGCTGTTCGCCCGCATGGACCGCCTGCAGCTTGACCCAGACGCCTGGGAAGAACTGTTTGCCGACGTGCGCGTGATGGAAGCCCAGGCCCTGCGCACCATGAGAGAACCTGCATGACGAATCAGCGCAACATCCAGCTGGGCACGGCCGTTGACCCGACCGGCGCGCAGCAGGGCCTCAAGGCCGTTGAGCAGGCCGGCGCAAAGACTGCGGCGGCCCTGAGCCAGCAGGCCACCAGCGCCGGCAAGGCCATCGACGGCATCGGCGACGGCGGAGAGAAAGCAGCGCGCAAGCTGCAGGCCGCCGAGCGCGGCATTGTCGCCAGCATCCAGCGGGCCACCGCTGCAGCCCAGGCCGGCGAGCGCGGAACCGCGTCGTTTTACGAGTCACTGGCCCGTGGCCGCGGCATCGACCCGAACACCCTGCGGCCCTACCTGGACCAGCTGCGTGCCGCTGAGCAGGCATCCCGCGCTGCGGCGGCCGGCGTCGGCCAGATCGGCGTCAGCGCCGCGCAAACAGCCGCCGCCCTGCGCGGCGTGCCGGCGCAGTTCACAGACATCGTGACCAGCCTGCAAGGCGGCCAGGCGCCACTGACCGTGCTGCTGCAGCAGGGCGGCCAGCTGCGCGACATGTTCGGCAGCGCTGGCGCTGCAGCCCGTGCGCTGGGCGGCTTCATCGTCGGCCTGGTCAACCCGTTGACGCTGGCCGCCGGTGCCGCTGCGGTGCTGGCCTATGCCTACAAGCTGGGCAGCGACGAGGCGTCAGCCTACTCCCGCGCC